AGGAAATGAAAAAGCATAACATTTTTCCAGTTGAAATATATACCTTCGAGAATACCGATCTAGTAGACCTAACCTTAGACGCACTAGATCCCATTGAGCGGGGTATGTTTAATCTTCCGTCAACAGTCCAGACAACCAGAGGTAACCTGCACACTCTCCCGCAGTTCAAACCTCTGTTTGACTGGATTCATTTGTGTCTAGATGAAATACAGAAGGCGGAAGAGTATGAGATGTATGGTCGATTTGAGGTTTCTCTTGCTTGGGGCAACGTATCGTTTCCTGAGAGCGGCGGACACCATCAACCACATCGACACCCCCTATCTTATTGGTCTGGGGTCTACTGCCTCTCTGAGGGGCATCCTACGATGTTTCAGGACCCCTGCTGGGCACGTTCTTACAACCAGATGGAAGTAATTACATCTACCTATAAGAACGCTGTACCAGCACCCACGTATAGTCCTGGTACATTGATTGTTTGGCCAAGTTGGTTGTTACATTTTTCTGCACCCCATATGGGTGAGGAGTTTCGTGCTAATATTGCTTGGAACGCAATCCCAACTGGACCAGTAAACTTCGGACCTTTCGGTCAGAATATGGTAAACCTAAAACTCGTACACGATGAAGAACCTGAAAACACCCCTTAGATACCCTGGCGGTAAGTCCCGTGCAGCAAAGATGTTAGTGGGTAAGTTTCCTACTGGCATCGAAGAGTTCCGTGAACCATTCTTAGGTGGTGGAAGTGTTGCAATCGAATTTACAAAACAGAACCCAGAGACGCCTGTATGGGTAAATGACAAATACTATTACCTATATAATTTTTGGGTGCAACTCCAAGAACGTGGTGAAGACCTGTGTGAAGCACTGCTTGCAATTAAATCTGAAGCACACACCGTAGAAAGAGCAAAGGAAGTATTCCTTCTTGCCAAGGATGTGATTGCAGATAGAGATGAGTTTCAACAGGCAGTCTATTTTTATGTACTGAACAAGTGTTCTTTCTCAGGTCTAACTGAGAACTCTTCTTTCTCTGGTCAAGCATCCAACTCCAACTTTAGTGTTCGTTCTATTAAGAAACTTCCTCAGTTCTCTGAGATGATTCAACACTGGCACATCACTAATGTTGACTACTCACGATTACTCTTAGACGATTATGGGAACGGAGAATCGACATTTTGCTTCTTGGATCCTCCATACGATATTAAAGATTTCCTCTACGGTGGAAAGGGAGGCACTATGCACAAAGGATTTGACCACCAGATGTTTGCAGAAACCTGCAAGAAGTCCCCGCATAACTGGTTGATCACATACAACTCAAACGAAAATACTCGTGCATTGTTTGAGTCATACAACTTGACTGAGTGGGACTTTACCTATACTATGAGATCTACAGGTTCCTACAACGTTGACCAATCAAAACGTAAAGAGTTGATGGTCACAAACTATAAGAACCTTTCCCCTATTGAAGAACTTCTTGATGAGCAAACAGCAGTACCCCCTCGGTGATTATCTAAACAGTGTAAACTTCACCAAGGAAGATCTACGTGAACGTGGTCCTGACTGGATGAGGAAGTATCCCGCATACATTGTGAACCGTTGTCTCTCTGGTCACGTGGATGCGGTTCTTTATGCAAACGAGATGAATCGCCTTCATCATCTCGACAATGACGTTCAATATTCATTTTATCTAAATAGTCTGAGAAAGAAACGCCGTTTTTCTCCCTGGCAAAAGAAAGAGCAGGTCGAAGATCTCGCTCTCATCAAAGACTACTTCAAGTATTCAGATGAAAAAGCACGGGATGCGTTACGAATTCTGACCAAAGATCAGATTGAATTGATTAAATCTAAAATGAATACTGGAGGCAAAGGATGACCGAGGGAGAACACGAGATCTCTTGGAATGTCGATATGATGGTTGAGGTCTCGTTACGTCAACCCGACGACTTTCTAAAAGTTAGAGAGACACTTACACGGATTGGTGTGGCATCACGTAAGGAAAAGAAACTTTTCCAGTCTTGTCATATCCTTCATAAGAAAGGTAAGTATTACATCGTACACTTCAAAGAATTGTTCGCGCTGGATGGAAAGCACGCGAACTTAACTTCTAACGATGTAGAACGCCGAAACAGAATTACTAAACTACTGTCTGATTGGGGTCTAGTTGATATTGCATCACCAGAATCTCTGGGTGAACTTGCACCATTGAATCAGATCAAAGTTATCTCCTACAAGGATAAGGGCGAGTGGATTCTTGAGTCCAAATATAACATTGGTAAAAAGAAATCTGGCGAAGACTAAATAGAGCTGCCACAACTTAATACAATGCCAGAAGAAGTAAAAAAGGATGCTCCTAAAAAGAAGGGCATCCTTGGTAAACTCAAAGAGGCATCTGAAGACAAGGAAGAGCAACTAGCAATTCTGTCTACATTCGTAAGGTTGGGAATTTTGGTATGGGCTGGTGGCATCCTAACTCTAGCGTATGTAGATCTTCCTAAAGCACTTCAGTTTCCTGAACAAGATCTCGATCCGACCTTCATAGCCTCCGTTTTTACTGGGGTTTTAGCTACGTTCGGAGTCCAGACTGCGAAAGGTAAGAATGGTAATGGTAACGGTGCAGCAGCTGGTGGGATCACTAAAGAAGATATGGAAAAGTTGATTGCTGCAGCAAAAGAAACTGCACCTGCTCAAACAATTAGAATTGAACAGGCACCAATCAAAATTTCTACCGATGACACTTACAAAATGTGATTATGCAGAAAATTATTAACGTACTCGCAGTCGTTTCGTTCTTAGGAACTGCCAGCATTATTGGTGCTGGTACAGTTGTTTATCTCAATAGAGACGCACTTGCCGAACAAGCAAGAGAACGCATCACTAAGGCTGCAGCAGGAGCAATCGCTGATGCTCTACCTGGAATGTTGGACAGTGCAGTTCCATCGTTGCCATCTGCAACTGAAGGACCTGTACCTATTCAAGTACCAGGGTTATGAAACCGCTAAAGACTGTCGCGATTGCCGCAGGCAGTCTATTTGCAGTAGCTCACATTGGATTGCTGGGTTATCTGATTAAAGATAACTCAGTTCCAGAGTTCCCTGCAATTCAGTTTCCTAAAGGAGACTACTCTTCCTTTAAGGTAGAGGCAACCAGAGATGGTTACAGACTCGAATACAAAGCAAACGACCCGACAGTCCTTGAGTCCGATAAATCGTTGACTCTAGATAAGGACAAGCGTGGATTGTTTGGTCCTACAACAGAAATGCGTCGTGAGTTTCGTCGTGACCAATACACGATGGATGGCATCCGTAATATCGGAGGTAGCGTCTTAGACGCTGAGGGAAAGAACCTTGCAAAAACCGAAGAGTGTATCAGGGCGGACGCTGGCGCACGGTCTCAAGGTGCAATGGCAGGTAGTGCTATTGCCGCAGGTGTAGCAGTTCCTGCACTGTCTGGCATTCCTTACATTGGATGGTTGGCAGGTGGTTGGGCGTTGCTCCTAGGTCAGCAAGCAGGATCTGAAATTGGTTCCGAAGTTGGTAGTGCATTTACTGATTGCTAATGATTGATGAAATTGGAATTGATATTAATGATGTAAACATCCCCGACATCCGAGTATATCAACCACCTAGTTGGACGACAAATCCTTCAGATATATTTGCAGCTCCTCCTGTAACTCAAGAGGTGGGTGTTCCTGTGGTTGATATGCCTGGATGTGTAGAGGCGCATGAACAAAATACTTCTAGAGAAAAAAGTGGTGTCCTCAATGAGGATGACCCTAAAGGAGTGAAGGTATATTGTGATGCTGGTGTGCCATCATTTAATCCTCTGGACTATAATAAGGATGAGTTGGAGTTTAAGTATGAGGCACCTGTACCTCCAGTAAACCCGCCACCAGATGCTCCTGAGGTAAAATCACCTGAGATACCAAAGAAGATTAATACAGCAGAAATAAAGTGTCCTACAGAGGTGCAGAAGCTAGAAGCACCTGTAGGTACATTGGTGGATGCTGGTAAGAAAAAGATTGTGGAGTATAGAGTTGTTGAAAAACAATGTGTTGCAATCAAGGAAGATCTACAGATAGTTGATCAACTTGTCCAAGCAGTTCCATCAGCGGGTCAAGTTACAACTACGGTATCAATTACTATCGTTGCAACTGCTGCGGCAACTGCA